CTCCGTCTGCCCAGCAAGGAACTGCTGCATTTCCACAATTCGCTGTTTCTGTCCTTCTCGCTCGGCATTGTCCGCCATGACCTCTTGCTTCTTCTCACGCAGGCTGTCTATCTCATCGGCAAGGTCATCGTAATCCTGTCCTGCATTGGCTCGTTTCAGAAGCTCCTGCTGCAACTCTTCCAGCTTGGCATCGATGCTTTCCATCGAAGTCTCATCTTCCAAAGCAAGCACCATCGCTATATTTTCTTCTAAGGCGGCAATCATATCATCTTTACCACCAAGAGCCATGTTGATTGCCTTTACTACATCATTCTGTAATTCTTCTTCCTTCACGGTTGGTGCATCGCAGCAGTCGGGGCCATGCTCTACACGGTTTACACATCGCCATACCATGGAGCGTTTTCCATGATTGTTCCAAGCAATCCTTCGATAAATATCTCCACATTTCGAACAATACAAAATACTGGAAAGTGCGTATTTGCTACTGTAGACTCGTTTCTTTCGGTTCGCACCGCTGTGAAGATTGGATCTTCTGAGCATTTCTTCCTGCACCTGCATATAAAGGTCACGGGGGATAATCGCTTCGTGGCTGTTCTCTACATAATATTGCGGAACGATGCCGTTATTCTTCACTCGCTTTTTGGTAAGGACATCCACGGTATAGGTCTTTTGCAGAAGAGCATCACCGATGTACTTCTCGTTTTTCAGAATTTTCTTCACAGATTCAGGACGCCACTTTGGTTTTCCTGCACCCGTTAGAATGCCATCCGCCATCAAGCCGTCTCCGATTTGTTTTAGGCTTGCCCCCTGCAGGTACTCTCGGTAAATTCGTTTGACGATTTCTGCCTCGGCAGGCTCAATGATAAGGTGTCCATCTTCGTCCTTGGTATATCCCATAAAGCGATTATGGTTGACCTGCACCTCTCCCTTCTGAAATCGAAACTGCATCCCCATCTTCACATTCTGGCTTAAGGACTCCGATTCCTGCTGTGCAAGGCTTGCCATAATGGTCAGCAGCACCTCTCCCTTAGAATCCATTGTGTTGATGTTTTCTTTCTCAAAAAACACGGGGATGTTCTTTTCCTTTAACTGTCTTATGTAGCGAAGGCAGTCCAAGGTGTTACGGGCAAATCGGCTGATGGACTTTGTAATTATCATATCAATACTGCCCGTCATACACTCTTCAATCATACGGTTGAATTCTTCACGCTTTTTGGTATTGGTGCCGGAGATGCCATCGTCAGCGAATATCCCGGCAAACTCCCATTCCTCATTTTTCTGTATGAAATTAGAATAATGTTCTACCTGTGCATCATAACTGGTAGCCTGCTCATCGCTGTCTGTACTAACTCGGCAGTACGCTGCGACTCTGAGTTTCGGATTTACTTCTTTATTTACGGTATTTCCCACACGCTTTCGTGCCGGGATAACTGTGATACTCTTATTCATGTATCGTCACCTCACTTTCAATTAAGCTGTAGGCATATTCTGCCTGTTCAAATGGATCTGCAAATTTTCTCTCAACAGGGGACAGGGTAAACCTTGTATCCGCCACTGGCTTTGGTGCAGCCTGCAATTCTCTGACCCTGCCCAAGGAAGATGCCCTCGACATTCTAATTTCTTCCGCCTTGTCATAACGCTCTCTGTCGATGATGGCAGGATAATATTCATCGCCAAGGTAATGCGTGTTTCGAAGCATTCTGCCTGCACTGCCATGAAAAATCTCAAGACCTGCATTCTCTGCCGCAGGCTTTAATCCAAGCCCTGCAATATAGCCATCAAACAGCTTTCTGACCCCTTCTGCCTGTTCTTCATCAACTTCTGCTTTTCCATTCACAATTTTGTATCCGTAGGGTATATGTGCCATTATCCCACCAGCCTTTCCTTTAATTTCAGTCCGCACTTCAATTCAAATACGATTTCTTTTCTTGAAAACACGATAGCCCCTTCCGCATGGGAAAGGAATATCTCATCTGAGTATTCCGTCAGCATCCCGCTGCCGAGTGCAAATTTCATAAGTTTTTCTAAGGCTTCAATCTTTGTCCTGTCACCACTGACCGTGTTTATCATCTGTTTCTTTCCTTCCTGCAATTGCTTCTCTTCCAAAGTCAAAGCCGTAATCTTCTTGCTAAAAAGTGCTGGCTCTAACAGTCCGCTTGCCATTACACTGGTCAGAACCTGTCTTTCTTCCATATTCTTTTCCAGCTTGGTTTCATATTCCTGTATTTGCAGGAGCCTGTTCTTATCGTCAAACCCCTGCAGGCTGTAAAGCAGTGGCTTTAATATACTCTGATGGGCAAATATGAGTTTATTCATCATAGTAAGGAAAGCTGTCTTTATCCCATCATCAGTAATGTACTTCATGGAGCAAGAGTGCCTGTCCTCGATATGATGAGTGCAGCACCAAGCAATGTAACTCCCGCTCGGCTTATAGTGGATTCTTCGCTTAAAGACTCCGCCGCACTCTCCGCATTTGATTCTGCCTGAGAAGCCATAACGATTCTGATAGCGTTCGGTTCGCTCTCCATTGCCTTTTTCCTTGCCACGCTGATTCAGGACCTCATTTGCCTTGTCAAAAATCTCATGGCTTACAATCGGCTCATGATGATTTTCACACAGATATTGATTTAACTCGCCATCATTGGTGTGGCGGCTAAACTGACTGTCGGTGTAGGTCTTTTGAAAAATAACATCTCCCGTAAACTTCTCATTGCGAATAATCGCATTGATGGCTCCGGGAGTCCATTTTCCGCCTTTCTTGCTTCTCACACCGCTGTCATTCAGTTCCTTTGCAACGGCATGGGTACTTTTCCCGGCAAGCGTATCTTCAAATATCTTTTTGACAACCTCTGCCTGCTCCGGCACAACAATCATTTCTCCCCCGGCATTTTCATAACCATAAGGCGGATAGGAAATAATGTAGGTACCATTCTGAAAGCGTTTTTGTATTGACCATTTATTGTTTTCAGAAATGGACACCGACTCGCTTTCCGCAAGACTGCTTAATATGAAAAGCATCAATTCACTTTCCATCGTATCCGTGTTAATATTTTCTTTCTCGAAAATCACGGTCACATTTAGCGCCATCAGCTTTCTTACCAGTTCCAAACAGTCTGTTGTATTTCTGCTGAATCGGCTGATGGACTTTGTAATGACCAAGTCCACAAGACCTTTTTCGCAGGAATCAATCAGGGAATTCAGACCGTCACGACACTCCTTTTTGGTGCCAGTAATACCTTCATCAAAAAATACCCCTGCGTACTCCCACTCGCTATTGGATTTGATATAATCCTCATAATGTGCTTTCTGCGTATCAAGGCTGATAAGCTGTTCATCGCTTGCCGTGGACACTCTGCAATAGGCAGCAACACGGGTTTTCGTCTTAACCGATAAGGCATTATTTTCTTCAATTTTTGTTATCCTTTTCATCAACTCACCTCGCTTTCGGTATGGACATATTCCCGTACTAATCGATATATATCAAGTCTTTTATGGCATAATTTCAGCTAAATATGGAGAGAAAGCTTGGCGGTTTCTTTCGCTGATTTTGTTGAATTCATCCACAGAAATCAGGCCCTTATCAAGCAATGCTTTTGTCATTTTCTGTGCCATACAATATTTATAATCACCGCACAGCTGCTCCTCAGTCATGCGTGATTTCATAAGGACAGGTAAACTGTCCGGCTCTGTAATTTTCGTTACTGTTTTATTCTCATCATTCATTAGAAAAGCACCTCCTACCTTATAGCCTTGGCAAGAAGTGCAATCTGACGATTTCTAATCTTTTTTATAGAAGCTGCATTCGTACCCATCTGCCCGGAGCAGAAGTCCTGAAATCCAAGGCGGGGTCCTTCCCATCTGCTCGCACACGGCATCAATGGTGACTCCCATGCTGCACTCAATAATCAGTTCATCATGAACATGACCGCAGATAAAACAATGAGATAAGGTGCGCATGGCATAGGCAAGAATGTCACGGCTGATTGCCTGCACGATATTTTCTACGAACTTGGGACCGTAGCTTTCGATGCGTTCCCATTTCTTCGTACTGCCTACACCTTCATAGGTCACTGCCTCGCCGCCGAAACGGTTCTCTCCCATATGCGGCTTCACATAGGAAAGCCGTCTGCCGCTTGGCAGCTGAATGAACAGCATACCGCTCTGGCAGAAAAAGCGGATGCCGTGTGTTTCTGTGGTTACTCTGTTCTTGACCGTATCCTTTACGCATCTGTCAACATCCCACCAGAAACGCACAATGTTGAGATTGGCTGACCTCCACGAATCCACAAGCGGCTGGAGTTCTTCCTCCTCAAGTCCCATATCCAACGCACCCATTGCTTTCAATGCACCGACCGAGCCACCATATCCAAGTGCCAATTCTGCGATTTTTCCCTTCTGACGGAGATGTCCATTCTCGCCATGCTTTTCCACAGGCACACCGAACATGGCAGATGCCGAAGCACAATAAATGTCCCCGTTATTTTTAAAGACCTCGCTTCGCCAGCTTTCCTTTGCCAAATACGAAAGCACCCTTGCTTCAATGGCAGAGAAGTCCGCTACCACAAATTTCATCCCAGCTCTTGGCACAAAGGCTGTCCGGATAAGCTGGGACAGGGTATCCGGGATATCATCATACAAAAGTACTATCGCATCATAATTGCCGGACTCCACAAGACCACGAGCCTGCTTTAAATCAGGCATATGGTTCTGAGGCAGATTCTGAAGCTGTATCATTCTACCTGCCCAGCGCCCAGAGCGGTTGGCACCGTAAAATTGAAACATCCCTCTAGCTCTGCCGTCCTCACAGACCGCATTCTGCATTGCCTGATACTTTTTTACGGAGGACTTGGATAACTGCTGCCGCAGATGCAGAACCTCCGCCAGTT